GGGATTTGCGCTTGGCGGTGTACTCACAACTTTATCTGGTGCTCTAGATAGAGTTAAGTTAATAACCGTCAGCACCACTGAAACCTTTGATGCTGGATCAATCAACATCATGTACGAAGGATAAACCATGACACACAGAATCGAAGTAAATGTCCAAACAGGTGTGACCACACGAGTGGAGTACACCGCTGAAGAACAAGCCATACATGATGCGGCGGTAGCGGCACAAGCTGAAGCACAAGCACTTGCGGAGGCACAGGCATTAGCAGAAGCGCAAGCATTGGCTGAAGCACAGGCTACTCAACAGCAAACAAATGAACCAACATAATGATTCAAGACACTGAATTCCGCATTACTCATCATTTCAGTGATGGGTTGTATGCCAAAGAGTCATTCTTTACGGCAGGAATGAGCATCTTGAAGCATACGCATGACTTCAGTCATTTGTCGATATTGGCGCATGGCAAGGTTGCTGTGTTGCGTGGTACTGAGATTGATATTGTTTCTGCACCAGCGTGTATTGAGATTAAAGCAGGGTTGACTCATGGAGTCAAAGCGATAACAGATTGTGTTTGGTTTTGTATTCATGCCACTGACGAGAAAGACCCGTCTAAAGTGGATGAGATTTTGATTAAAGGGGAATGATATGCCAGTAGTAACAGGCGCATTAATTATGGGGGGTGCATCACTGCTTGGCGGTAAGATGCAATCAGATGCCGCTGGTAGGGCGGCAAGAGAATCTGCACAAGCGCAACTTGAATCAGCACGAATTGCGGCTGAAGCGGCTAAGTTTCGCCCTGTAGGTGTAACTACTCGATATGGCAGTTCAAACTTCAAGTTTAATAAAGAAGGATATTTGAAAGGTGCTGGTTATGAGGTTAGTCCTGAACTAAGGGCTTACCAAGACCGCCTACAAGGTCTTACACGAGGTGCTTTGACTCAGGCTGAGATGGCACAGCAACAGTACGCACCACTTCAACAAGGTGCTCAAGGACTGTTTGGGTTAGGTCAGCAGTACCTACAACAAACTCCTGAAGAAGTTGCGGCTCAATATATGCAACAGCAACAGGATTTGCTTGCACCAAGTCGTGAAAGACAAATGGCTCAGTTGCAGAATCAGTTGTTCCAACAAGGTCGTGGTGGTTTATCTGTTGGTGCTACTGGTATGCGTCCAAGTGGTGCGGCTGGATTGGGCGCAACAACTCCTGAAATGGAAGCCTATTACAACGCATTGGCGCAACAAGACTTAGCACTTGCTTCACAGGCTCAACAAGCTGGTCAGCAGAATGTGGCTTTTGGCACAGGCTTATTGGGTTCAGGCGCACAGTTGATGGGTCAGTATCAAGCTGGTCAAATCGGTGCTTTGAGTCCATTTACAAGCTATTTGGGTGCTGGCTCTACGCTTGAACAACTTGGTCAACAGTCTCTAGAGATGGGTTCTGCATTGGGTGGTCGTTCTGCTACTGCTGGCGGTAATGTTGGACAATTCTTGTTGTCAGGTGGTCAGGGTGCGGCTAGGGCTATTCAAGCTGGGGCTGGTAGTGGCATTGGACTTGGCTTGATGAACTTGGGTAGAAGTCCTGAGTTTGGTAGTGGTGTGGCTAATTATCTATCAGGCGTAAACTTTGGTTTTGGTGGCTCTCCAACAAATGCGGCTGGATATGGCATTTCTCCAAGTGCGTACAGTGGTTACTATGGAACAACTCCATCAGCCAATTTAACTCAAAGCCCATTTGGCACATAAAGGATTAAGTCATGGCAACATCAGAAATCTTAGGTTTATTCGCAAGCCCACAGCAGTATGAGCAACAGCGTCAGGCGGCTATGGAGGCTCAAGCCTTGCAAATGGCAAGACTTAGCCCTATGGAGCAAGGGCAGTTTGGCATTGCTCTTGGCGCACAGCAATTAGGTCGTGCCATTGGTGGGGCTTTGGGTGGAGAAGACCCGCAACTTAGGATTATTTCTCAGCGTCAACAGTTAGCATCTCAACTTGACCCATCTAATCCTGAGTCATTTATGAAGGCGGCTCAATTAGCGGCTAATTCTGGAGATCAACAATTTGCAATTGCCTTGGCTGATGCTGGTAGACAAGCGGCTGTTCAAGTTGCACAAGCAAATAAAGAGCGTCAATTGGCTGTGCCAGCAGAAATCCAAAAAGCACAGATGATTCCTCAGATTCAGGATGCTCTTGATCAATACATGGCTTTACCGCCATCTCCTGAGAGAGATAGAGCCGTTAGACTTTTAGAAAATCAACTTAAAGTTTTGGTGGGAGATAAGGCTACTTCTGTTGCCGCACCATTACAAGTTGCGGCTCGTATTGGTCAAATTACTAAACTACAAAAAACACTTGACCCTCAAAGTGAAGAATATCTAATTCTTCAAGCTGAAAAAGATCAACTTCAAAGACCTGAAAAAGCAGTTTCACCAGCGGCACAACTTCAGGTTGCAACTCGAATTGTTGAAATTGGTAAATTACAAGCCAATCTAGACCCTAACAGTCAAGAATACAAACTTCTTGAGTCTGAAAAGATTCAACTTCAAAAACCTGAAAAGCCAGAGCCAAGAATTTCTTTTGGGGCTGAGAGAGAAGCTATTGCATCTGAGTTGTTTGACAAATCTTTTGCAGATTTAACTCCGATACAAAGAGCCGCTGTTAATAAACGAGCCGATGCAGAAGCTGTGGCAAGAGCACCAAAAATGACTGTTGATCTTAAAGACCCAACTGCTGTTGCCAAGGCTAACCTTGATGTTATGAATAAGTGGGAAGGATTCTTGAAATCTGGTGGAGATGTTGAGACTGCAAGTAGATTCAAGGCATTGCAATCTTCTGTTGCTTTGGCACAAGCTGGTAACCCAACTGCTGATGGCGCAACAATCTTCAACATTGGTAAGATTTATGACCCATCTGGTGCTGTTCAAGAGGGTGACAAAACAACCATTCTTGGTAACCCATCTATTCCAAGTCAAATACAAAAATTGGCTCAACGAGTATTTGAGGGTGGAAGTCTTACACCACAAGAACGCAAAAATCTACTTGAAGTTGGAACTGGACTTGTAAAAGGCAAACAGTCTCAACTTAATATATATCGCAAACAGTACATCAAGAAAGCAAAAGAACTTGGTGGTTCAGAGGAAGATATATTAGACCCATATCAAGGGTTGATTAGTCCAAGTCCTGAGTCTTCTGTTAATCAAATACCAACTAATAAAAAAGAACTTGTTAAAAAGCAACCATCTTCACAAGATAAAAGCAAAAATGTGAAAAAATGGGCTGATCTTCCTTAAAGGGCAATCATGGATATTGAACTTCCAAATGGGGTAATCATTGAAGGTGTACCAGAAGGGACAACTTCAGATGAAATAATGAACAAAGCAATTAAGTCTGGTCTTGCTACTAAAGAAGACTTTGGCTTTGTTCTTGGTATGACTGACCAATCAAGACCACCACCACAAATACCATATAAAGAACCTAGTTTTGGTGAAAAACTAATTGGTGCTGGTGAGACAGGGTTAACTCTTCTAACTGGTGGCACTACAGGTCTTTTAGGCACTGTTGGAGGGGCTTTAACTGGTGGCTATGAAGAGGTTAAGTCTGGTCAATTTGGCACTCCAGAGGCGGCTAGAAGGATTGAGCAAAGAGCCGCATTAGGTGGTCAGCGATATACCTATATGCCAATAACTCAAGCTGGACAAGAACAAGTTCAGTTTCTTGGGAAAGTTGGAGCAGAACTTTTGCCACTTCAGCCAGTAACGCCATTAGGTTTATTTACCCAAGGTACAGCGCAAGCTATTGTGCCATCTGTTCGGCAAGGAGTTTCTACTGTTCGTGGTGCTTTTGGTGAAAAGCCAGTAATGCCAAGAATTGAGCCTACATTTGGTCAAAGTGTTGGTGCGGCATCTACTGCAATGCCTACAGTTCGTGAAGCAACAGCTACTAATCTTCCTGTTCCTGTGACATTAACCAAAGGCGCAAAAACTCGTGAAGCGGAACAACTTGCATTTGAAAAAGAACAAATGAAAGGTCAATTTGGCGCACCTTTGCGTCAAAGAATTGAGCAAAACAATCTTGAGGTTCTTCAAAACTTTGATGCCTTGATGGAGATGACAGGTGCTCAAGCGGCACAGTCTGGATTTGCGGCTACAGGTAACAAAGTAATTGATGCCTTGTCTCAAGGTTGGCAAGGTGCTAAAGCCAAAACTAGTGCGGCATATAAGAAGGCTGAAAATGCTGGTGAACTTCAAGCACCAGTAAGCCTTGATTCATTGGCTGAATACATCAATCAGAATATGCCAGAGTCAACAGTTGCGCCTGTTATCAATGTTGCAAAAAATAAAGGCATTCAACTTGGCATCTTTGAGCAACTTGAAGATGGAACAGTCAGAGCCTTGCCAGCAGATTTGAAGAATACTGAGTTGTTGCGTCAAAGCATTGGTAAAACAATTGGCATCGAACCAACAAATAAAAAGTTTGGTAGTGAACTTAAACAAGTAATTGACGCATCTACTGAGGGTGTTGGTGGTGATCTATACAAGCAAGCAAGGGCATTGCGTGAGCAACAGGCTCGTAAGTTTGAAGGTCGTGCCATTGTTGCCAATTTACTCACAAAGGTAAAAGGTAAGGATGACCCAAAGATTGAGGCTAGTGAAGTATTCCAAAAATCAGTTTTGAATGGTAGTCCAGAAGAAATAACTTTCCTAAAGCGTGTTTTATTCACAAGTGGAAAAGATGGTCAAACTGCATGGAAAGAGGTTCAAGGGTCAACCATCAATCACATTCAAGAAATTGCAACAAGTGGTGTTGGAACTGATTCAATGGGAAGGAAAATTGTTTCTCCCGCAAAACTTAATGATGCAATTACGGCTCTAGATAAAAATGGTCGTTTGGATATTGTTCTTGGCAAGGAAAAGGCGCAAACCATTCGTGATTTGAATGAAGTTTTGCAGTATGTTCAAACAGTACCGCCCGGAACTTTGGTAAATACATCTGGCACTGCCGGAGTTATTTTGGCGGCAATGGCTGAAGCTGGAACAACTGGCTTCTTAACAGGTTTGCCAGTTCCAGTTTTATCTGGTATTCGTGCCGCAACTCAGTATGTAAAAGACCGCAAACTGAGGGCACGAATTGAAGATGCCCTAAATAAAGGAGACTGAAATTGACCCAATCAGCATTTGCCTCCTTGCGGCAGGACTTGTCAAACAGATTCAAGCTGGCTGTGAACTTTATAAGCAAGCAAAAGAATCTTTTGTTGAAATTAAAGACACAGCCGATCAGATTGTGGCTACTAGCAAGGAACTTGTTGGCTTATGGAGCAAGCTACGCAAGTTCTTTGCTGGTAGCCCAAAGCCTCAAGTTGCAAAGCCTGTGGCTAAGTCTAAAAAGTCTGTTTACAAATCTGTTGACGAAACTCAAGTCAAAGTTGACATCGTTAAGAACCTGACTGAGTTTTTCAGACTTCAAGAACAACTTGCGGCACACATCAGAGAAGAAGAAGAAAAGAGTCTGACAGTCTATGACCCTGACCAGAACCACATGGAAGCGGCTTTAAAGAGGGTGATGGCACAGCAAGAGATGGATGCGTTAGTTGTGCAGATTCGTGAGTGTATGGTGTATCAAAGCCCTCCTGAGATGGGTGCACTGTACTCAGAGGTCTTTAGCATGAAGGACAAGATTGAAGAGGAGCAAACTCAGGCAAGGTTAAGGCAAGAAGCTATTAAGAGGCAAGAGGTATGGCTACGCAAAGAGGAGGAAAGAAACTTCCGATTAAAGCTAGGGTATCTGACAGTGACTTCTATATTCCTCCTCTACCTGTGGCTGTGGTTACTGTTCGTAAGTCAGTGGAGGAAGACATAATGGGATGGATTGCCGCTTGTGTCTTAATCGCTTTGCTGTTGCCATTGATGGGGTTTCTTTATCTTGACATCTTGGAGACTAAAAATGAGGCAAAGTCTCAGATTGAAAAAGTTGAGAAGTTAAGGCGGCAAATTGAACAAAAGGAGAGGGATAAAAATGGGTAAACAATTTGAAAAAGATTCAGAGTACGACAAGTTTGATACTGACCATGATGGCATAGTGACTGATGCTGAGTTGGCAAGGTCTGAGCGCATGATTCAGATTGAAAACCTTGACAAGATGGCTGACCAACAAAGGGTCATGGCATGGGCGGCACTTGGCGCACCTCCTGTTTTGATTGCATTCCTTGCATCTGCTTGGGTAACGCTTGAGAAAGTTAATGCCTTGGCAGGGTTGACCACAACTTACTGTGCGGCAATGGGTACGATTGTGGTGGCGTTTATGGCGGCACAAGCCTATGTTCGTGGGAAGACAAACGAATGAGTATCTTCAACCCTTATGTGCTTCTTGGCATCATCTTGGCGGTGCTGAGTGCCTTTGGAAGTGGGTACTGGAAAGGTTCAGAGGATGAGATCACTCGTCAGCAACTTGAGATTGCGAAACTCAATGCTGAAGCTAGACAAAAAGAACAAATCCTAGTTTCAGCAATCCAAACCCAAACCACTAAACTTCAGAAAGCAAATCAAGATGCAAAACTTGCTAAACAAAAGCGTGATAGTGACATTGACAATGGGGCTTTGCGGTTGCGGATTCCTGTCAAAGCAACCTACTGCCCCGTACAAACCACCACAGATACCGCCCCTACCAGCGGAGATAGCGTTCAAACAACAGCCGAACTTGACAGAGAGATTGCTAAATCTCTTATCGCTATCACCGAGCAAGGAGACTCCAACACCAGACAACTCAACTCCTGCATCGAAGCCTACAACTCAATCTACGAAACCTTGAAAGGAAAACCATGAACTTATCAGCCAACTTCACCCTGAAAGAACTCACCAGATCGGACACTGCTGATCGATTGGACATTGACAACCAGCCAAATGAAGAACAAATCGAATCATTGCGTTTATTGTGCGAGAACATCCTGCAACCTGTGCGTGACCACTTTGGTAAGCCTGTGAAGATTAACTCAGGGTTTAGATGTCCTGCTTTGAACCAAGCTACTGGAGGGTCTGCAACCTCAGACCATTGCAAGGGCCAAGCCTGCGATTTTGAGATTGATGGCGTACCTAATCCTGAGTTGGCAGCGTGGATCGAAAGCAATCTGAAATTCACTCAATTGATCTTAGAGTTTTACACGCCAGGCGGTGATCCAAATGCGGGGTGGGTGCATTGCTCATTCTCCCCATCAAATCTTAAATCTCAGTCACTCACAGCCACCAAGGTGGCCGGTAAGACTACTTATCTGAATGGACTTGTAGCTTAATCTGAGTCTTGCAGAAGTGTTTGGAGATAAGGTGTTCGTACAGAATCACCTCTCCACACTTCTGGCATAACCAAGCTACGCCTTGGTCAACCTTAGTCTCCCTCTCGCCTCGCAGACCTCTGCTTCTGCCATAAAAAGTGCGTATCTTGACAATCATTTCTTGGAATTTGCCTTTGAGTAGGTGAGGCATTGCTTGCGTTCATTTAAAGACTGTTCTATCTTCCTCATTTGCTCTCTGCGATTCTCACCATTCATCTTTGCCACAGTAATCATCTTGAGTTTCGAGTCTGTTGTCCAGATTGAAGGTTGACCTTTGTAGTCCCATGCTGAATTCATCGCTTCATCCCTCTAATAAATATCCCAAACGAATCAAGAGTATCTTTTCCAAACCCTTGCATCTTCTCAATCTCAACAACTACCTGTTCAAGGATGTCATTGCGTAACTCGTCATAGACCTGTTGCTGGGTCTTAATCGGTAGGTTCTTGATGATCTCTTGCTTAACCTTGCTTTCTCGTTCAGTGTCGTTGAATTCAGTCATGGTTTCTTTTTCTTTGATGGTTTGAACTTACCCGCTTTGCGGAAGATGGTTCTTAAACTGTTGTAGTTGACACCAAACCTGTTTGCAATCTCTAGCTTGCTAAAGCCTTGTTCAAACAAACTGAATGCTCTACGCTCGTCAATGTCGGGTAGCTTCCTACCTGACCCTACTCTTGCGCCACCTTTCATGCTCTACCCCTGTGAGTGAAAACAAATCCTCTTTTAATTTTTGAGTCGGTGCAACTGTAGGTTTTTGCCCCTACATCTCTGACCCACTTCTGGCAGTCTGGACAGATCACTCGTGTTCGCTTTCTCTTAGTAGCCACAAAACAAATGCTACGCATACGGCTATTCCCAATGCGAATGCGAGTGTCGCTATGAGAAGAAAATTTGTCATTGTCTCGAACATTTCTCACCTCCTTAAAGTCAAAATAAAAGAGTGCGCCAGCACAGAGCAAAGCTATGATGACCTTGTGCCAGTGGCTCATTTGGTTGCAACAATCAATTCGATCTCAGTATCCTTGAGTTGCTCTTTGATGATGGTCAACTCTTGCTCAATGACCGTGAGTTTCTTGTCCATGCGTTCTCTGGTCAACTTCTCAGCGTGGCAGTACCCGATCAGGGATGCGTCTGTTGCCACCTTGCGGATGAGTTGAATGATCTGGTCACGACTCATAAAGCCACCAGCGATGTCTTTGCTAGGCGCAATCTTGGCAATCAATTCTTCTAAGTCTTTTTCGATGCTCATGCCGTCTCTCCTTGTGGTTGTGTGTTCCATGCAGTTTGTAATGCGGTGAAGTTCATGGGTGCGATGGTGACTGTGGACAGGAACAAGCCCTTACCATGCGTCCTGCGCCCCCAATCATCAGTTGCCTTGGTGTTCGTGAGTTCACCCTTTTTGACTGCGCTATAGACGCTATTAGGCTTGAACCCTGCCTCTACAAGGTCTTCCATAGTGCGAGGCTCTTGGCAGAAGTCTTGGAGTGGTGTCATGCTTCCCTCGCTTTCATCATTGCGTCTGCCATTGCGTAGGCATCTTCAGCAATCAATTCCTTTGTACCTTGGTCAAAATCATTTCTATGACCTGCATTCCTATCCTTACCGTCCACAATATCGGGATGGTGGAAATCGGTCATCCAATATTGGTAGCAGATTGGAAGCGCCTTTGCCGCAAAATAGTCCCGCATTGTGATACCTTGGTTTTCTTCTTGCCAATGTTCGGGATGAAGTGGAAATGCTGATGGGTTGTTCATTTCACCATCTCCTTTGCAATCTCAATCAGGAAAGGCACAGCCAGAATCAAGCCCACTAGGGTGGCTTGCAGGGTTTGCTTAAGCGTCATCATCATTCTCCTCACAGAGTTCACAGGTTGGGTGGTCAGGGTCACGACAGTCGGGGTGGTTAGCCAAGAGGTTTCGGTAGCGTCTGAGGTGACGAGCCTCAGACTTGATCTCCTCTGCTTCTGAATCGTCAATTGGGTACATGGTGTTCCTTAAAGTTGGGGGTCTATGCCCCCTTGGGGTTAAGAGTAGGACAAGCCTTGAAACTCAAAAGAATCCGCAAACTCTGGTGCAGAGGACTTGCGAACCTCAATTGAGACGCAACCAACACCATAGCGTTGTGCCAAGTATTCCTTGGCATCAACAGTATTGGCAACCACCAAAATAGTGGTAGCGTTGAAATCAGCGGGAGAGAAAGTGAAATCGGTCATGTGACCTCCAAAAAGTTGAATTGCGTTGTTGATGTAGTGAATCATATCACAGTTAACTACCTTGTCAACTACCCTGTAACTAATCCCCCACAATTAACTCAACTATTAAATCACAAAGGGCTTGACCAATCAATTAAAAGTCTCTAGACTCCCCTGCACTATGAACACACAAACTATGCAAACCATTGAAAACATTAAGGAAAAGGCTGAAGTGGCTGGCTACACCATCACCGATGTTGCTCGTCATGCTGGCTTTCACCCTGCTCAAGTCTCCAGATATGCCACAGGTAAAACCATACCACTTGTCACCACCATCAGGCGGCTAGATGAATCGGTAGATTCCCTTATTCAGGCTCGTTTTAAGGCTCTACAGGGGCTGTTAAATGACTAGGCGCACCATTGGTATTGATTGCGGTCTGAATGGTGCTCTAGCCCTCATAGTCGATGGGGAACTGGTCAAGGTTGAGGATATGCCTACAGTCACCCTTACCCGCAATGGCAAGAACAAGCGTCAGGTGTCAGTGCCTGAGTTGGTTCAGATCGTCAAGGAATTTGACCCCAACGAGGCATTCACTGAAAAGGTGTTCGCTATGAGTGGGCAAGGCGTGACTTCAGTCTTTTCTCTGGGGCGCAGTCTTGGTGTTGTAGAGGGAGTGTTAACAGCCCTACAGATCAAGACCACCATGATGACCCCACAGACTTGGATTAAGGCAATGGGTGTTGTTGGCGGTAAGGATGGCTCAAGAGCCAGAGCGATGGAACTGTTCCCTGAACACATGAGCCTCTTTAAGAGGGTCAAGGATGATGGGCGTAGTGATGCCAGTTTGATTGCACTTTGGGGGTACAGGAATGGCTAATCCATTTGAAATTAAAGAACCTACCTGTATTAGCTTTTCAGGCGGTAGGACTAGTGCCTATATGCTTTACTGCATACTTGACGCTAACAACATGACCTTGCCAGATAACACATTTGTGATTTTTTGCAACACAGGTAAGGAACACGAGTCAACTTTAAAGTTCGTCAAAGACTGTCAAGACAAATGGGCAATACCTAT